GTGGTGCAGCAGTTGCTAACTGTAACTGTTGTTGTGCTAGTGTAACACGCTGTGCCATAGAAAATATATTAGGATCTGATACAGGTAGGATATCTACTCTATTATCAAAGTCAGCTGATTTAATCATTTGGTTGCCACCAATAACCATGTACGGATATTGTGGTGGTAAATACAATTGAAATACTTTTGCAAGTAATTTGAATTCTATTTTTTGTGCATAATGTAATCTTTTGTGTATTGCACTCATAACTTTTGTGCCACGTTCTATCAATGCTAGTGTTGTGCCAACAGGGTTCTGTTCATTACCTTCACCCATCTTCATGTCTGCTATTGCAGCAAATGATTTACCTGCATCTACAGCAAAACCTAATAGTTGAAACAATACAGCTGATGGCTCTTTGTATGGCAACATCATTAATGATTCTTTTATTGATTGTCCTGTTACATCCACATCTCTAAACTCACCTGGTTGTAACGGTTCGTCATGATCACGTATACGCATGCCTCTAGCTTTAAAACCTGCTGGTAGATTAGCAAGAGTACCTGCATCAATCAGTTGTCGCAAAGCGCTTGTTGCAGTTCTTGATAATCCACCTAGCATGTGAATCAGACCAAATCCATAGAAGCCTAATCCTGGGAGGAACTTGTAATGTACAAAGTATTGATTCTTCATAAAGTTTGGATCGTTCTGTGCGTAGTTTCTTTTAATTGACAATATTTCTTGAGAGTATTGATCAATAGAAACAATGTAAGGTAATTTTACACCAGACGTATCTTCAAAACCTGGCACATCAGCATTGATATGCATTTCTAATATTATGTGCTCATCATCTCCAGAGCCATAACTTTTTTGTGATCCTTGTAGATCGTCTATCTTATCGGCAACATCGTCAGTATCTACTTGTCCAGTAGCTAGTTCTATATCACGATAGAAACCTTGTAGTTGTTGTTTGCGTACATCATTGCCACTTGTTTTAATTACATGTGTAATTCTATCTGCTGATTCTAAATCTGTTGCCATGTAGTTTATTACTAAATCTTCACCTGCAACAAACTTTGCACAAGCACGTTTCATCAAACCATCATAGTAAACTTTTTTAAATGCAGAACCACAAAGAGGTAGATAGAATAATAGCTGATCCATGTCAGGATCATATTCTTGCATCACTTCTGTGATTTGATAGTTCATAAATTCTTGTACACGTTTAGCCTGATCTTCTACTTCAGGTGTGGATAATCCTATTACTTGAGTTCGTACGGGGCCGCTTGGGGGGAGAAGTTCCTTATATGCTTGGGCTTGAAACTGTGTAACAGATTCAGCTAATAAGGGATGTACGACCCCGGACGCTCCTTCGAACGGCTGTGTTCGGTCTTCATATTTGAAGCCTAACATGTCAAGACCCTTGATGTAGGTATCTTCCCAATCTTTTCTTGAGTCTTTATCCGCTTCGAATTCTGCTAGTAGATCACTTGCGAATCTACCTAATTCTTCTTCATCAATGTATTCTGCTAAGTTAGCATCATGTGGTATGTTTGCTTTGTCTATTGGTGCGTTTGGATCTAAATTTATTTCGGCACTGCCGTCTTCCATTAGTTCAATGTCAGATTCAAAATCTACACCTTTAGGTGTTACCTCTATTTCTTCACCAGTTGGTTCTATATCCAATGCACCTGTAAGTGCTTCTAGTGCTTTATCTATATTATTTTTATTATCGTCAGCCATTTACAGCTAATCCCCCTCTCTTGTATGCTCCTAGTCCTTTGCTAATTATATCCTGTGCTGCAGGATTATCCTTAATTATCAAGGTAGGAACTTCGTAAGCCCTATTACTGTCATCGGTTATAACAGTTTTCATAAACTTTGCACCACTTTTCTTACCGACTTTTTTCATAGCTCCCTGTGCTATTGGACCGTAAGCTGTGATGTTGCCCATATAATCTCTACTTCCTTGTGATGTGCTTAGATTTTTTATTTGTGGTGATGATATAGATATACCATCATAGCCACCTTCTTGTGCTGTTCTTAATGCATATTTCATAACAAACTCGTTATAATCTTCTGTCTTGCTGTAAGGTCCTTGAGGCACACCACTGTGTGCACCCTTTGCTGATTGTGCTCTTTTATCTGCAATAATTTTTCTTATCTTTGCACGTTCTCTGTTAAGTCTAGCTATTCTAGTTTGTGTTTGTTGTGTTTGAGGCAATTGTAACAAATCATCTATTTTTGCCTGTATCAACATCATTTGTTGTTCGTTTGCGTTATCAACTTCTCTTGCTACATCACCACGTGGTGCATATGTGCCACGTTCTATATCATCTCGATAAGCTCTTGTGTCTGATAGCGGTTCTCCTCTTGCTGCTTGATCTGCTTGATATTTTTTTACTCTTCTTGCTGCAGCGTTTATTGGTTGGTGCATATCAGATTGTATTTCTTCTATGTGTAGTATTCTTCTACCAAATGCATCTGTTCTATCAGACGTACGCATGTGTACAAAACCACCCGCACGTTGTGAAGTTGTCAAACCAAAATCATGTGCATATGTATATACTGGTTCTGTGTTTCGTAATGAACCAGGTTTGTGATTATACTTAAATAAAAACTCACGGTAGTTAGATCCACCACTAAGCGTTTGTTGTCCTCTGTAATTTGCTTCTCTTGCATATGATTTAAAACCTGCAAGTCTTACACCAGATAGTTGTGCTATTTCTTGCAATGGTTCTTTTAACTCAAACGGAAATTTTTGTGGAAACCCTTCTGTGATTGCATTTGGCACACCAAAGTTTTTTTGCACTGAGTCTTCTATTTGTCCTACTATTTTTAGTATACCCTGTTTATCGTTATTACCAATAGCTTCAGCTAATGGATTTACTCTAAGTTGTAAATCACCTAAAGTATTTCTTAGTGGTCCAGGTCTAAATCCTTGTAAATCTGTTCTCAATATATTTTGTAAAGCTCTACTGGTATCTCTTCTACCACCACCCAAGACTATGACATCAATGTCTGGCGCTAGTTTTTCATCAAAATCTTTTATTACGTCTGCTTTAGATAATTTGTTGTTAGCGTTTCTAGATAAGTGTGTTGATAGTTGTGTATCATTTAACTCCATGTCTTTTATGGGATTGTGTTTTGCAAACGGTCGTTTTAAATATGCCAACCACTCTGATCCTTTTGCAGTTTCAAACGGTGCATCTATTAGTTTTTCTCTCGATCCCCAAAACATTGCACCAGCTGTGTCATCTGCTTTAGCTTTACCAGCTGACATAAGTGGCTCGTCTTTTGCAAAATCTTCTGCTTCTTCTAATGTTTTAAAATCTCTTACAGGTAATCCTGCTTCGTCAAAAACACTAAAACGCTGTTTTGGTGTTTTTGGTCCTTCTATTTTTGGCGCAAACTCTCTTAGTTTACCTATAACTTTTGGTGCTAGTTTCTTTACCAAACCACCACCAACATATTCTTGTGGGTTCTTTCTTATGTATTTAACTATGTCATCATGTGTTGCCATGCCACCTTTCTCAAATGATTTGTAAAACTTATGGCCACCGTAATCTGATAAATACTCGGGGTTTTGTGATAGTCCAAAATAATTTTTTCCTGCGTCTTCATAGCCTTGTATCGCTAAAGGTGTAGCAAAAAAATCTGCACCACCTGTAAAATCTTCTGCCTCTCCTGATAATATTTGACCAGCATAGTCATAATATTTTTGATATTGATCATTACCGTCGTAATCTATGAAAAAATTTGAATTACGCTGTGTGTATGGATCAAATCCTGTTGAAGAAGAAAGAACACTAATTATAGGGCTAATTCCTTCAGCTTTATTTGGCATGTATCTGCTAGGATTTTGTGCACGATTAAATATAACATGCCCAACAGCTTTACCACCTTCAAAACTTCCAGCGTCTTCTGCCATCATCATACGCGCCATAGCTTCTTGATCACTCATTGATTTTATTCTACTAAATCTAAGATCAGGTTTTTTTCTTACAATTACATTACCACCGTCTCTAAATCCGTGTAGTGTGCCACCTCTAAACTGTGCTTCAAATTCTTCTTCTGTCATGTTTTCGTATGCTCTTTTTTGTTTCAATTGTTCTGCTGCTTTTTTCGTATTAAAGATATTACCTGATGGTGAGTATGTGTCCACATATCTTTCAAGCAATGTAGTGTAATCATATTCTTCCGGTATTGATGCATAGTCAAGCATTCTATCATCTACATCACCACGCATAACACCTAGTTGTTTTTCTAGTTGTTGCATTTGTGA